ATACGAGCACCGCAATGCAATACCAGCAGAGGTTCAGCACTGCCGCGATGACGTATTTGTCCCGCTTTCTCAGCTTTCTCACGTCCTGACCTCCCACTCGTCGATTTCGCCTTTGATCTTGTCGATGAAGCTGTTGCCGCCCAGCGCCTTGTACCCCCTGTAGAGGTACAAAAAGTCCTCAAGCTCATACTGCCGAATGAACTTGTCCTCTCTATGCCGGTAATAAGTGTGCAGCATATCGTGCCGCAGCTGGCATTTGAGCGCGTCGGTCAGCTTGTCCAGCCCGAGCAGCTTGTGCCGAATCGGCTTGATGATGAGCGCCAGCGCGCCCAAAATGACCGTGATCTCCGAGCACACCGACGCGACCCTTGCCAAATCTCCCATATCCCGCTCCCTTTCTCCTTTACTTTTCCGTCTCTACCCCATACCGCTCAAACATCGCGCGGATAGCGGGATTGCGCAGCAGCTTCTTCTGCTGGCCTTGGTTGAGGTCGTCGTAGACTGCTTGCAGTGCTTCTCGCGTCTCTGCCACGCACTCACGTGCCCGCTCCGTGTAGGTTTTGTCCATTACTGTTCCTCCCCAAGCAAAATTTTAGCAGCCGTTTCCGTATCCTCTACCTGCTCTTTCAGCAGTTTATTTTCGCTTTCTAACGCCTGCATATTTTCCGCCTGCTTTGCGCTCTCTGCACTGCGCTTTTGGATATAGTCACAAAGTTTCATTGGGTTTCCTCCGCGATCGCCACCGGCTCTCCGCATGTTACTCTGCCCTCACCTTTGGCGTAAATTTTCACGCCCAGCTCCCATAGATCCGTGGTTTTCTCGGCGTTGGGCAGCTCCACCACCTGATCCGGCTCACACGTCACCCACGCGGGGTTGGCATCCTTGGCGTTGTTACTGATCTGGATAGATTGCGCACTTGCGCCGGTGATACTCACCTGCACCTTTGCCCGCTTGGGGCGCTTTGTTGCGCCGCCCAGAAACGCCATGAAGCTCAATTCCCGGTAGGGCTTGCTGGCATCCGGCAGGATGTAGATAGTGTCCTCCGTGCTGTCGGAAACCAGTGTGGTGTTTGCTACCTTGAATACAGGGCGAACTGGATAATTGTTGCTGGCATTACGCTGGCTGACGATACCGTTAGCTCCCACGAGACGAATCTGACTGGCAGAATAATTAGAGCGCAGCCACCATTCTAACGCCCTTCCCGCTGAATTATACGCAATCCTCGCACCGATGTCTGTCTCATTCCCGCTATGCACCTTGAGCATTGGCAGGACGCTGTCACCTTCCACTCCGCCTGTGGTGACTTCGCTTTCGCTCAGCAGGTATGCCTTTCGTGCGATTTCCGTCACCGCATCGGAGTTGTACGGCTTGATTTTGATTGTGGACGGGATGATGCAAGCCCGCATTTTTTCATCAAAATACGAGAGATAGCCCGCTGTTTCATCGTTCAGCCATGTGTCCATCAGGCTATCAATGTATGTTGCCTCGTTGGTTGCGTTCATTTGACGCGGCTCGTCCAGCACGTTTTGCCGCAAGAGCACCACGCCGTCCGCGTCCTTGCGAATAGGCCAGTAGGCAACGGTCTGCGTCTTGCCGTTGATAGTTTCCGTGTAGTGGAGAACTTCGGTCAGCTCGATCTCGCTGATTGGTCTTGCCATGTCTACCTCCTTACGCCACTACGATGCGGGCGTATTTATCCACTGCGCCAGCCGTTACGATCAAGTCTGAACTGGACATGAAATCCGCAATGTACACGTCAACGGACGATAGATCGCCGCCGCCGCTCTGGATGTTGCGCACCGCCTTCGCCATCCCCGACGGGAAGCTCAGCGGTGCAGTCGTTCCGCCCTTCTCGCGGATAGCGTCCGCAACTGCCGTCAGGCTCGTGTCCTGTACCAAATATTCAGACATCAGAACGTACCTCCTTCCGCCGCGGGCACGGTTTCCGCCACCCATTTTTTGTTCCGGACGCGGAGAAAAGACCCTTCATCCGCGCCATCCGGCTTTGGCAAATCAGACTCCTGCCCTACATATCTGCGCAAAATGTCACCGGACACCTTTTTTGCCGTCGCATTTTGTTGCACCACAAAGAGATCATCCGCCGTGACAGCCTCCGCCGCAAGCAGATCGTCAATGGTTTTGTCCATGTTGCCCTCCTCTATCATAAAATATTGATTATATGGTACACGTCTACCGCACCGTAGGCCACGGCAGCAACGTATAGCGCATACCGCTTTCTTCTGCCATTGTTTATTCGTTTAGTTCCCAGGATACAGAATAATAAATACCGGTACTACTGGCAGAACAAAGGACCCAAATGCCATTGGCATTGCAAACTGAATAAGACGTAATTTCTGTAATATTACTCTGTGTCCAGTTTTTTCCGTCGATAGAGTAATAGACAGCGCCTCTACTCGACGAGCAAACAACCCAAATTCCATTTGCATTATGAACTGCTTTAAACTGGCCGCTTGTAATATTACTTGGCTCCCAACTCTTCCCGTCTGTGGAATAATAAATGCCGCTACTATGACTGCACGCAACCCAAATACCATTTGCGGAGTAAACACTGTTTATCCAACCATCTGTAATATTGCTATTTTCCCATGTTATACCGTCAACAGAAAAGTATAATCCTTTACTCTGAGTACCAACGACCCATATACCATTTGCATTATAGATGCAATTTGCGTAGGCATCTTGTGATTTAATCCATTCTTTTCCATTTAGAGAATAATAGAGTGCCCCGTAATAGTTAGTACCGCAGCCGACCCACATTCCATCAGCATAAAAAACTGAGCTGAACCTAACCTGTTGTGTAATTTCTTCCCAGCTTATGCCATCAGAAGAATATTGCATTTTACTACTACCCGTAGCGATCCAGATGCCATTTGCGTTGTAAATCCATCCAGTAGACAGCGGACCTTTCGTAACATTACTTTGCGTCCATGTCTTTCCATCTTTGGAGTAATATATCCCCGGCTCACCGCTGGCGCTCCAAATTCCATTTGCATTACAAGCTCCGAAAAACCGGCCACTTGTAATATTACTCGGCTCCCAACTCTTCCCGCCTGTGGAATAATAAAGGCCGCTACTATAACTGCACGCAACCCAAATACCATTTGCGTTGTGGGCAGATCTAAAATTTTCGTTCGTGATATTGCTTTGTGTCCATTCTGTCCCGTTCGGGAAATTGCAAGAGCCGCCTCCGCCGCCGCTGAATCCCTCGCTGCCAGCAGCCCAGCCCTTGAGCGTCCTGCCGACCGAAATTCCCGCAAGAAAGCTGTTTTTATCGTATTTCACGCGCCATCCCTCCTCACCACCGGATCAGCGTCGCGTGCCCGCTGTTGTCCGTGATTTTGATCGGGCGGCGCTGCTGGTCAAAGGTCACTGTGTAGCGGTACGGCGTTTTTTCTCCGTCCACCAGCTCGGCAAAATACCCCTTGTCCCACTCGGAGAAGTCCAGCGCCGCGCTCTTGCGCAGTCCAAGAAGATCCATATACCCCTCGTCCCGCGCGGCGAGGCCGAGCAGCTTGCCCGTGCTCGTCTCGTACGTCAGCTCCAGCGAGTTCTGCCGCTTGACGAGGTAGCCGCGCTGCTTTCCGTTGTTGTCGCCCGCGCCGAAGACGTCCACAGGGTAGTAGTATTGACCGTCTGACTCGAACGAGATCGCGCGCTTGACCTGCTCCTCGTATTGATAGACCGTCACCGGCCAGCTCGTCTGTTTGGTGGTCGTGAAAATGCGCTCGCCGTTTGCATAGGGGTAGCCGTCTGAGCCGATGGACGCGCCCGCGGGGTCGGCTTCCCAATAAATCAGCTCCCCGTTTGGGTTTTTCGCCTGCTCCGTCGTGCCCTTGGCGATGCCCGCGACGAACTCAAGGCTCTGCTCTGCAACGCGGATGAAATTATCATCCGAAGTGTCGCCCGCAAGGTACTTGACCACCCGGCGCGAGGTCGACAGCCGGTTGACGCTCAAGTCCGCGATCTCGCCGAGCGCGGAATACAACGCGTCCGCCGAAAGCTGACCGGAGACGTCCACGTTGCCGTCGAGCTTGATGTAGCCCGTGTAGTTGTTGGGGCCGACCTTGAGCGTGATCGTCGCGGTCGTCTGGCCGTCCGGGCTGGACGCGGAAGTGACGGATAAACTGATCCCATCGACCGTTTGCGTAATGTCCGACACCCGCCCGTCGATGCCCTCCACCTTGAGGTTGATCTCCTCGCTGGTCTTGGTAATAGAGGATCGCGTCTCCGCGAGTTTCCTGTTAAACTCTTGCGTGATATACCCGCTGGAAGGATATTCGTCTTCCATTTCCAATTCGCCGGGGGACGAAATACCCGCATATCCGCGCCCGTCATCAGAGAGTTTAGACAGCGGCGAATAAATACCGCCAACCGTCACGCCGTCGCCCAGCTCTGCCGCTGGGTCAATGTTTGCCGCGCCCGCTTCGTATGCCTGATACTGATAACCTTTCATGGTTTGCAGTAAAGCATTTACCATTGACTGTGTAGCGTGTGGGCAGCTTGCGACAATTTCCATGCCGGTATCATCGCCCGCCGTCAGACTATTTTCATCATCCACAAGTAGCGTCACGCGGGAGATAGGCTTGTATCTGCCATTGTCGGAAAAGCTTGTAATGTCGCCGCCGACGTAATATTTTTCATACAAGGATTCTCACCCCTCCAAACGTGATAGCGCTGCCCGCTTCTGTAATAAGATAGTTTGTCTCGGTAGGAATGGACAACAACGGAATAAGCAACAGCTTCCCTGCGTCGGTAATAATCCAGTTGCCGCCATGTGCCGCCGCGATGAAACATAGCTCATTGCGGATGGTGTAATCATTTGCGGGGTAGTCGATAGTATACGAGCTATTCAGCACGGTACGGCTGTCCAATTCCACGCCTATCAGCTGGCAAAAGATGTTCACGGCTGCGGGCATAGTCATCGGAAACGTAAGGGACTGGTCAGGCTCCCATACAACGTCAGCCTTCCTCATAGCGTCGTATGCTTCGAGCTCCCAATAATCACCATCGCAGGAACGGCGGTTAATAAAAAACACGCCTTTGGGAATCCAGTCTGTCGCCTGACTGCCATTAACAAGCCTGAGATAACGCTTGATCGTCGCGGCGCGCGGTACATTGTCCGCATACAGTGCCAGTTTTAATGTTGCGCAGCAGGCGTTTCCGATGCCGAATTCTTCAAACAACTGCGATTCGACAGAATGCGACACTTCCGCATCTTTGCCATATTCCGTGCCCGCAACGTCAAATTTGTACTCTCGTTCTGTGCCGGGGGAGTGGAACAGATCAGCCCAAAGTGCACTTGTTGTCTGCCCCATATCACACCTCGGTCAAATTAAACGTCGCGCCGCCCCACACCTCGTTATCGTCCGCCGCTTCTTCAAGATTACATTTGAATGAAGTACAATAAAACGTGCTGGTTCGTTCACCATGCAAGTCAAGATATTTTGCGTCAAATTCCGGTTCACTCAGATCATCATCTAACTGCGCAAGAATTGAGCGGGGAGCGGAACGAGTTGTATACTCTAACTTTCGTTTGGTCGTAATTTTATCGCGGCGCATGTGTCCATTTTTCGTGCGGGTAGTCTTTTCGCTGTCAAGGTCATTTCGGCTCCATCCGTAGCCCTTTGCAATAATCAAAGGCGAATAGTCCGTGCCGTTAATAATAAGGATATCCATGCCAACCTCCTTAGTACAGCAGCACGGGCTTGCCCGCCGCGCGCGTCATGTTGTTGATGTTTTTCACAGTGCTGCGGGCAATCTCCTTGCCGTCAAGCTGAATGACGACCGTTGTCGCATTGGCTCCCGATTCGGCCATTGCCTGTTTAAATGCGTCGACCATTGTTGCAAGTGGCGTTTCGATGTTTGTTCCACTCTTTTGGTCACCGAGCACGGCAAGAAACTCTTTGTTGGGAGGAATGACCGCACCGCGAGCCAATGCAGGAGCGGAGATACGGCTAATCGATGGAGCTCGAGAAGGGCTTCCAAAGCCCCCGCTTCGGGTCCCAAATCCTCCGCTGCGGCCAGAATTCGATCTTGCAATAGAATTCTGCGCTTCAACGAATTTGTTTCCGAACCAGCTAACGGCATTAGCCACCCACGTTTTTACAGCCTCCCATGCGGATTTTACGCCCGAAAGGAAACCATTAATTATTTTCTTCCCCGTCTCTTTCCAATGGGAAACTCCAACATATTTAGCAACGCTGGTCTTCCACCACTGCTTAATGTTGTTCCACACGCCTTTGAGTTTCTCAAGGATTGCGTCCCAATTGAGCGCAGCCGCAGTAACGAGAGAAGCGCCGCCTGCAAGCATCATTCCGAAAGCAATAGGCCATGCCGCCGGGCAGAAAATTGCAAGCATAATGCCAAGCGCAAGCAAACTCTTTGCGGCAAAAAGGAGGATTTCCGTTAACTTACTTTTTGTCTTTTCCGTTGGGCTGTTCCAATCCAGAGCAACAGCGCTTGCAAGAGAAGCCACCCCGATAATGATAAGCCCAATTCCGAGTGCGATATGAGCACCGGACAGGCAGAGGATTACGCCGATTGCAAGCGCCGCAAGCCCAATGTAAATGAGAAGCGTCTCAAGGGTTTCCTTCGTTTTGTCTGAGACCGCATTCCAGTTCAATGCGACTGCCGTTCCCAGCATAGCCGCGCCTGCAATCATTAGCCCAATGCCGAGGGGAATATTCGCCCCAGAAAAACAAAGAATCGCGCCAATGGCAAGTGCGGAGACGCCAAGGATCATAAGTACGTTGGTAATCGCCGCCCTTAACTTGTTTGGCATACAGTCCCAATTTTCTTTAATAAGCGTTACAAGCCCCACCGCACCAGCGGCCATAAGTGCAATGCCAAGCGGAATATTTGCACCAGAAAAGCAGAGGATTGCGCCAAGAGCTAAAAGCGCGCCGCAAAGATAAGCCGTGATTTCGTCAATCTTTGCTTTATACGCATCGCTCTTGAATTGCTCAAACACAGGGGAAAGCCGATCTGCAAGCGCAGATGCCGCGCCGCCGCCACTGCTCGATGTGGAAATCGTGTTGATTTCATCGAAGCTTGCAAGATTCCCTTGCGCTTCTTTTGCCGCCGAACCCACATCGCTAATTGCATTAGCTTCCTTGTAAAGCCCTTTTGCAGCAGCCTCCGATTTTTTTGCGGTCGTTCCAAAGAGCATCGAAACAATGTTCGCAATAACACTGATAACCTTTGTAAGGATATTTACAAGCGCTGTAAAGGCGGGGACAATTACACTTAATAGCGGCTGTGCCAAAGTGAGCAACGCGCCTTTTAAGCGCCCAATGGCTTCTGCGGCTTCGTCATTTACTTGAATGACTTTCCAGACATAATCACGTACAACGGATAATGCCCTTGTAATAAGAGTAAACACAAACGCCCTGAGAGCGAGCTTCTTTACTCGGTTAACAAAGCGGGACATGTATTCGTCGGCTTTTTTAGTTGCCTCACCCATCCCAAAAACACCGTTTTTTGTGCTGGAAATTTGCTCGGAAAGCTCCCCTGCTTTTGTCTTCATCTTATCGAGATTTGCCGTATCAGACTGAATTGAAGCGTCCATTTTTTCAACTTTAGCTGTAACGGAGTCATACTCTTTTTGCAGAGATTTTACGGTGCTTTCTTGTGCTTTAATAGAATCCGCTGTAAAAAACTCTTTGCCACTGTGCATTGAATTAAGCGTTGCTTTTGCCGAGTCAAGATTGGCCGCGATTTCTGCTGATTGCTTTGCCAGCGGGATTTTTTCTTGCTGCTTCTGATAAATTTTATCGTTAAGTGTGTCGATTTTTTTAACCAGTTTATTCAGTTCTTTTTGAGCGTCTTTGTCGTCCAGATCCACGCTGAAAACTACCGAACCGTCCGCTGCCATAAAATCACCACCTTGCTTTTAGTTTCTTGCTGTGATATGATTTCATTCCATAAAAAAGATTTGGAGGGTCTTTAATATGGATAAAATGACCAATTGTCCCGTATGTGGAAGTTTAGTTGCTAAGAGTGCTAAAACATGTCCTGCTTGTGGAGCAAAGCAAAAACGAAGAAGTCCATTAGGCACTTTTATAGGAGTAGTAATTCTTGTCATCATCGCCATAATCGCTTTATTCCCGGAAGACGAGCAATCTCCTGTTGACGATACGCTTTCAGATGAGGAAAATGCTGAAATTCTCTTGAACAACGCAGAATCCCAATTTGAAAACGATAACTACGCCAAAGGCATTGATTTATGCAATCAAATCAAAGGAACTTATCCCGATACCAATACCGCCGCAACAGTCGATGATTTTTTAAAATCAAAGATTGATACATACCCTTCCTTTACAGCTAAAGAGCTTATGTCCGAATACGTTGATAACGTCGTTAATGCCGATAAAGAATACACAGACAAAGTCGTTGTTATCACAGGGACTATCAATGACATCGGGAAGACTAACAACGATTCAAATCTCGCCGTTTCATTGAAAAGCGGGCAATATTTTCAGTGCATTCAACTAAACTTTGACACCGATCAAGAGGATGCTGTTGCAACGCTCGCAAAAGACCAGTCAATCCGCGTTATTGGTCGATGCAGCGGATTTAGTGGTAAAATCTTAATTGTATTTGACGGTCAAAACGTAATGATCGAAGATTGCTATTTGCTTTCTTGACTAAAGAGGCTGCCCTTGTTGGGCGGCTTCTTTTTTGCCTAACCACGCACTTAGCGTGTCCGCCTCTTCTCTCGATATTCTTTTTGGAATATCGACAATGTCTTTATTACGTCGGTAAAACTCCCTGTCCGACTTATCTAACGCACGCCCTTTTGCTTTTAACTCTCGAATGCGAATGACCTGTGCAAATAAGCAATCTCCGATTTCCATATACGCAGACAAAAACGTGAACCAGTGGACACCGCCAGAGTTTGTATCCGCGTCATATTCGCTTTCTCTTATTTCTTTTCCAAGGACGCGGTTGATAGGGGAAACGATAAGCTGAAAATCCTTCTTCCAGTCCACCAGTTCCGGTTCTTTTTTCTTGTCGTCGTGTGGTTTCCCGCCGTTGATAAACCAAAACATTCTTTCAATGGCCGCATCATAGTCGGGGATATTATCAAAATCAACGAAGAAGAGTTTAAGGGCAGTATAAGCCCGTTCTTCGTCGCTTAGTTCTTCATCGTCCAAGACTTCAAAAATCGTCAAAATAACTCGAAAGTCATATCGAATAGAAAAGTTCTGGCCGTTGATTTCTACGCTTTTAGGAAGTCCGTAGCCCATACCGCCCTCCGTTTAATGCTTCTGAACTTTATCGAGATACTTTTTGATTCTCGGATTCGTGAATTTCTGCTCACGGGAGAACGTATTATCGATTTCGTCCATTACGGCAAGCATAAAATTGCACCACACAGGAACGCCCTCGGCCAGTGCGTAAACATTCATGCCGCCAAAAAGATCATCTGCAATGTGTGCCCCAAAAACGGCGTCAATAATCTCGCGCATCTCCTTGTCGCGCTCACGGGCAAATTCAAAGATGAGCTTTTTGTCTCCCATCTTTTCAATCTGCGTTTTGTACCCTTCCTGCTTTTTGTCGAGGTCTTCAAAGGCAAGGTACAGCCTTTCGACAAAGTTGCTGTCGGTAGGGTTAAACGACACCTCGCACTTTCCATTTACGGTGTAAGTTACAAGGCCATCGCCAAAATTAAGTTCCTGCATGATATCCCTCCTTATTCGCCCTCGGTAAACGTAACCGAGTTGCCAGAGATCGCAGCAGTACCAACCGTGCGCGTCCCGCCGAGCGTCACGTCAATGGGCATACCGATAAAACCGCCGCCCTCGCCGCCGAGAGAAGAGGGCTTAACCATGCAGGACGAATAGCGCTCCGCGAATACTGCGGTCTTTGCCGTACCAGCATAGGCGTGGACAATTAGCACGTCCTGATTCGCCAGCGCCGCCGCATTCTGCTCCTTGACCGCAAGATTCCACACCTTAACGATGGCGGGATCGCCAGCGTCCAGATCGGACGGGTCAAAGGTCTGCGTGATGATGGGTTTCTTCATGGTCGTGCGCGTCGTGCCGAGAATATCCTTCGAGGAATCCTCCTGCCAGTCATATTCCATGCTGGAATCCGTGACGCGCGTACCAAGGGGAGACCACGTGGGGGTTCCGGTTTCGCCCGTGTTGAGATACGCGATCAGAAGTTCGCGGTCTACGGTCTGCCCCGCCGTGGTGTTAAAGGTCGTATCAGCCATTTTTAATCACCTCGTAATTCATTTTCATAAGGATTTGGTGATCCTCGTCGCCGTTCTCGTACACAGCAAAAAGAGAGGATCTCGTTGTCGGCTCAACGCGGATGACACGGCGACCGTCTCCAATGTCAGGCGGTGTTTCGCTTTCTGCCCAATCGCCCAAAGCGTTAAGCAGCTCATCGGCTTTAAGCCGTTTATCATTGCTATTCCCCGGTTTCAAACGGTAGATAACCTTGAATTGGTATTCCGCCTGATATCCGCCGAGGATGTATTTTTGTGCGATGTACGCCGCCTGAATCGTAGAAAGCGCCATTGCTTCCGTATCAGCGGGAAGAAACTCAAAGCGAATCAGATCAACCGGCTTGTCAGGGAATTTGTTGAGCCAAACAAGCAGCTTTCGTGATACCTGATCCTCTTCTGCTGCCGAGACCGTCTTTTTAACCTGTTCCGTACTTCTTCACCGCCTTTTCAGCTACACGCAGCCACTTGTCGAGATTCTGCGCTTTGGATGCTTCGCACCAATGGGCTTGTGCCTGCGGATGCGCCGTGTGGTTGAATACCAAATTGCGGTCAGTCAAGACTTTTGTTCCGCCTTTCGGCGCGTATGTGCTGCCGGTATTCGGGTCAACCATGACTTTTCCGTAATACAGGAATTTCGCATAAGGGCCGGGGTAAACAATGTCGTTGCCGACAACGCGCGTGCGCTGCGTTAACGAGCCTGTGAGCATCGGAACAAAAGGTTGCGTGTCTTTCTCCATCTGCTCGGCTAAGACGTGCTCTGCGCGCGTACACGCCCTTGCAATGGCAGTCCTTACAGCGTCCATTCCATCGGTATGCACGGAAAACTTGATGCCCATTACTTGCCACCAACTTCCCAGTGTCTCATGTCGGCGCTTCCATAATCCATCGCATCGACTTTCGTCACGTTATAGCAGTCATCGTGATACTGCACGACGGTCATATTGTCGGAGATAAACTCGCCCTTAACAAACACCGTCTCGCCGCCATTACCGTTATACGAGAGCGTCCATAGTCCGCTTCTGTCTGCGGCTTTGACAAACTCCTGCGGCTTTGCGTAGGTCTTTGCCGCGCCTGTCTTGCCGTCCACGGCTTCCACCGCAAACGGGATGTACAGATTCGCTGCATCAGCACCCTCAAGCCCGCTCTCGCGCACGTTTGCGCCCTTGCTTGCTTGAAGCATCACGCCACGCAGGATGGTAATGTAAACGTGCGTGACCTCATCCAGCGTTGCAGGGTCGGTTTCGCGAACGATGTTGTAAACCGTTACAGTGTGGGGAGTGTACATGCGCAACCACCTCCGCGATAGAGCAACCCCGTGTGGGCAAGATATTCATTGCACGTCGCTGCAAGCAAGTTTTTTGCGCCGTCCGTCGCATTAAGCGCAGACAAAGCGGATTCGCCGCCCGTCGCAAGCGTTCTGGAATAACTGCCTACCGTTTCGCTCTTGACTTCTGCACTGTTTGCGGCAGCGTTGGCAAGATTTTTCATCGCCAACGCCTGCGCCGCTTCAATGATTGCGTACTTGTCCACAAGCGCACAGCAGCACATCTTGACTGCATCCAGATCAGCGTTATCTTTTGCCTTGTTCAGCGTGTAGTAATCGAGGAAAGAGCTTGCCCGCACAGCAAGCCGCGGAAAATTTTCCTCGCTCACGGTTCCCATATAAGTACCGGAGTAGTATGCAAAATCAGCGTAAGCCATGCGGGCTATCTCCTTTCAAATTAGGACTGGACAGTGACGGTCGCAGAACCAGTCTTGGCGTTATCCTGCTTGGACTTGGCCGTTACGGTAATACTCGAGCCGGTCTCGCCGGAACCAACGGTCAGAACGCCGTTTTCGGAAATGCTGGACTTCGTGCCGCCCGTCTGGCTCCATTCAACGTCGTCGCTGATAATACCCTCGCCAGCAACAGCGGCGGTAAACGCCTGCGTGCCGCCCTTCTTCACGGTAGCCGTCGAGGGCTTGACGGTGACGGTGGAAACCGTGCCGGACTTGCCGTAGACGGAGAACGGGAACGGGTTCTCAATGTCGGCGTTGTAAGCGTTGATGGGGTTCGCAATCTCCCAGCCGAGGCGCATGACCGCACGCAGCGCGACCATATCGTTCTGCATGAGGTTGTAGGTGATGGCTTTAGTGCTTGGGTCCTGAATGACGCCTTCGGTGAAAATCTTGAACGTCATATCCTGACGGATAGCGTAGACAAGCTGAGACCAGTCGCCGACAATCATCTGAGCCTGCGCAGGGTCAAATGCGCCGTTCATCGGGAAGTACATGTCCATACCATCAAGGCCATAGCGGGTAGCGCCCTGCATATCGCTCTTGAAGATAGGCTGACCGGTAGTATCCTTGAGGCCGCGCAGCTTGCCGCGCATCTGAATAGCGGACATAACACCATTGGGATTGAAACCGTCAAGCTCGACCTTTGCGATAAGTCCGCTTTCGCCCATGATGTCGTCAAAGACGCTGGTACCAATGGGGACGCCGTTACCGGCAGCGATAGCAGAGGGGACAACGCCCGCGCGCCACGTGCTCGGCTTGTTAGTTCCAAACAGGATAGCCGCGTCGATAACCTTGCCAAAAGCTTCGGTCAGGCGGGGCTTGACTTCGCCCCAAATGTCATAGTCGGAATCATCGAGCGCCGCTTCGGGGATGGGGACGATGACTGCGATTTCCTCGGCGTACAGCTTCTTCTTGTCCCACGCCATCTTCGTCGTCTGCTTGAATGCGCCCTGCTCCGCTCCGCTGTCAGTTGCTTCGCCGTTAACAAAGTACGCAGACGGAAGTGCGTCGAGGACGTTGATGGTCTGCGTCTTGCTGGACATGTTCGCCAATCTGCGGCCCATGCGAAGGACGGCGGATTCGGCGATAGCGCCCTGCATAATCTCGCGAGTTACGGGTTCCGGGATAAGGCCGGAAAGTGCGGAACGATCAATACTTGCCATGTTGTATACTCCTTTTCGTTACTTCAGTGCGCCGCGGATCAGATTGTTCATCGCGGCATTGGTATCTGTTTTCTTTTCGCCGCCGCCAACAGCGGCAGACCAGTCGATTTTTACGCCGTCTTGGAACGCGGACGGATCGGCGCTGACTTGTGCCTTGTGCCATTCGTCAAACCCTTCAAGAGCACCGTCCTTGATTTCAAGGTGCTTTGATTTCAGGTCTGCCAAATATGCCTTTTCAGCAGCCTTAGAGCTGAACTTCACGCCCTTTTCGGAAAGCGTCTTGCGGATAACATCTGCGTAGTCATAATCGGCGATCTTGGACTTGTAGCCCTCGATTTCCTTTTTGAGCGCTTCCGTTTCCGCGCTGCCGTTTGCCGCAAACTGCTTGTTCTTTTCCACTTCCGCGTCCAGCTTGGCTTGGACAGTTGAAAGCGCCTTTGTGATTCGCCTGTCAAACTCCGCCTTGTAGGTGGGGTCGGCCAGTATTTCATCAAAAGTCTTGATTTCGTCTGCCATTTTTACTCTCCTTTTATTTCCACAGCGTCATTCCCCGCTGCGTATTACAAAATTCGGTTGCCTTTTTGACTTCTTCCCAGTTCAATACAGCACCTTCATTCTCTCCCGCTGCTCCGGCAGTCCAGCCGCCTTGCTGAACGCCTTGTATTTGTCGTTCAGGCGGCGCAGTTTGATATTTACGGCCTGTTCTTCGTCTGTCAGCCCTGCGGCGTTGTACGCCGCCTTTTCTCGCTTGATCTTGCGTATGGTGCGCTCCACCTTGCGCTGCTCCTGCGTGGCTTCGTATGCCGTATAGGTCTTGCCCTCAAACGTACAGCCCAAACCATCATCAATGTGGGCAAGCTGTTCGTCAGTGTAAGTGCGCTCACTTACGCCCTCAACCCAAACGTTGCGGCGGTGCCGGCAGTTGGCTCCTTCCAGACCATCCACAGCACCCAGGCCGCACACCTCGTAGATGTTCGGGTAGATGTCTCCGCTGCGGGTGGAATACACTTTGCCTTGCCAATCCTTGTGCGATGACCACGGCGACCGTCCTGGTACATCACGCGCCCCGGCGTGCGCAGACACTTCATAATACGGCGTTTCCAGGTATTCCGCTGCTTGCTCCGTATACTTACTGCACAACTGCGATACACCAGTCATTACGGCACGGCGGGCAGCTACGTCTACATGGTCACGGTGTCCGCTCTCATAGTCAATCACGCGCAGGCCGCCGCCTGCAAGCTCCCTAACGGCGTCTTTGATGGCTTGCCCATAAGAAATAGCCCCGCTTTCTACTTTCAACGTAGCGGCATCTAAAGCCCACTGGTACGCCTTTGCGGGAGGTAGCATCGTCCGCCCTGCGTCTACCAAAAAGCCCATCGAAGCGGTGATGTTTCGGAACGCGTCCTGCGTCTGCCGTTTTATGGCGTCAATGGTGGTTGCATCTACCACCACGTCAGGCTGTGTGACATGAGCAAGGTCTATGACCTCTGTGTAATACTTTTGGTTGCGCTCCACCACATCGTCTATCAGCTCGTTCAGCTTTTTATCGCTGATGCCGGTGGCCTGTCGTATGGCTTTCTCAATCTCTTTCAGATCGATGCCGTGTGATCGCAGCGCCTTGATGTCCTGCACCGTGACCTCATTCAGCTCATCCGCAACCTTGAGCCGGGAGCATATCTCCGTCAGCAGCGTGTCCTCAAGTCCACGGTACAGCTCTGCCAGTTCCTCGGGTAGCGCGTCAAGGAAAGCCGGCTGAAACGGATATTTCATTTGCTTTCCTCCGTTTCACAATATCGTCATAGTGCGGTTTTACGCGAATTACGTTCCAGTCGCATTCTTCAGGAACCTTACCGTAGAAAATTACCCACTCCGGTGAGAGCCGTTTCATCATTTCCTCGTAGCCACGCAGAAACAAGCGTTTGCTTTCCTTGTTTTGTTGTGTGCCTACTGAGCTGACCGCCACAACACCGCCGACAGGCTCGCCATCAAAGCACCAATCATAGCTGCTTTCGTCGCTCCACGAAATCGTTGGGTATACCGTCATCCCGCAGAGCTGCCAATATGCCGCCATCCAGTGCTTGCGGTAATGGTTGTATATCTGCATCGCAAGCGGCATGTCCGTGTAGGTGGAGAAATCAGGCGCACACACTGCCGCGAACTGTGACAGCTTTGGAATGTACTTGTCTGGCGTATTCCAATGACGGATAAATTGGTAATCGTCCACGAAGAAATGAACGATTTTGCTTGCCTGGTCTTTTGCTGTGTAATGGTAATTCACGGGGATAAACTCGCCATGCGGATATGCTTTGACCGGCTCGATCTGCGGAATGCCGTACTTGCCAACGCCGGGGAATGTGAACTTGTCGAGATTTTCAAAGTTGATCATATAGCCCCCAGCAAACAAAAATGCCGCAAGATGCATTTCTGCACCTTACGGCATAGCAAGTGCCCGGAATCAAACCGGAACTTCCTCAAACAAAGTGTGCTGCCATTACACCACTACTTGCTATGCCGATTGTACCATATTTTTTTAATCCGCTCAACCATTTTCTTTTCTTCGGTTGTCAGATTTGCATACCCCTTTGCGCTGTCGTTCTCGTTGTGAATATAGCCGTGGTGCGTATGCGGAGAAACCTTATCATGCGGTCTGTCGAGGTCTATTTGTTTCGTGCGCTTGTTCTTGGTATCGTAATATGTAATCGCTTTAATATTGTCATTTTTGTTCAGCGTTACATACACGCGCCCTTGCGTCATGGTTTCCATTGGCGTTTTCTGCGCACCGTCAACTGCCTTGACAAACTTGATATTACTCTCTTTGGTAATCGTCTTAAACTCGCTACCGTAAGGCTTTCCCTTTACGCTCATTCCGCTGCTTGCGCCGCGTCCACCCATTAAACAGGCCTCCATGTACCGCTGCGCTTGTTAGCCCTACGATATTTTTTGCCATTTACTGTAACTTCCAACGCACCGGACTTTTGCGCTGTTAAAAAGGCATTGGAAAACGCCTTGTTTTCTGCCGCTTTCCTGTTTTTGCTGGATTGATCGCGCAACCTTCGCATATAGCTATCCATTTCGCCGCGCGCCCTTGCAGCTCTATCCGCTGCGCTTCCCGTTTTCTGTGCAGTTGTGAGCCTCGCGGGGCCGCTTGCGTAAGGATTTACAGCCCCAGCCGCCGCTTTAAGCGCAGTTGTTGCGAGAGATGCCATCTGCTTTACCGCATCTTTCTTCTCAGCGTCAGAAAGCTCAAGCCCGTTGATTTCGGCGGCGTTGCGCTCAAATGTTCGCTTGATAATATCTCCCATGTCGGTTACTGATGCGGCATTTGCCCGGTTAACGGCCTGCTGTGACAAAAATCGTGCAAGGCTCATGCCACGCCCGCGCCCGGTTTCTCCCGCGCCGATGCTGCCACCGGCTCCACCTCTACCGCCCATTACTCGACCTCCCCTTGTCCCTCAGTTGTCATGCCCTGCATCTTTGGCAGCGCCGCCTTTGCAGTCTCCTCATCCTCATTAAACCAGCGCATACGGAACTCCCAATCATTCATAATTCCGGCGTTTAGCATTTGCATGTCCCGCTGAAAGTCTGTGTCTTTTGACTCAATGATGCTGTCATCAAAGTCGATGCTGATTTCTACATTTTCGTCAAGCCCTGCATTCATTGCAGTATTCCCGAGCCGGAGAAGAACACGGCACAGCTCCGTCAATGCCTGTTCAAGGATAATTTCATGCTTCTTGATTGTGCGAAACATGGTGCTGTTCTCGCTGATGACCTGTGTTGCTGTTGCAACGCTGCCTCCATCAAATCGATAATAGGTTTCGCCAAACCCGCATTTGCTGGAAAGCATGTTTAGCTGATCTTGCAGGCCGACATTCAGCGCAGCCGTCCGAAGCTCCGGCGCAACGGTCTCAACAACGCTCCCCTGCTGCGTATCTTCCGGGAGAAGGTAAAACCGTCTGTCATGGTCATCCAGTGTCGGTTCTCCATCTTCGTACTTTGTCGCTGGCATTTTGACCATCATCATCATGGGACCGTTTTCAAATTCGTTGACATAGCAGTCATACGCGGTATCAACGCCGCGAAGCACATCAATGGAATTTGCAAAAACGGAAATGCCCATCGGCAAAAGATAATTGAAGTTGTTTGCAATGTTCGGCCTATCGATCACAAACTGCCGTTTATTGCTTCCCGTGTATACCACAGGGGGAATACGCTCAAACCCGGAAACGTTCTTCAGATCTTCATCAGACAGCTGTTCATTCTGGTATCGGTAAATCCGATTTTCGATTACATACGTTCCATCATTCGCTCTGCGATGGATCTGGAAATACACATAATCCTTTCCGTCTCGCGTCACCGTGGAAGTAAAGGCGCAATCATAAATAAAACCGTTCTGCCATGCAAGCGGGTAAATGTCATGCATCGTAGCATAATCAATCGCAATGCTGGACGCATCCCCGGGGATGATCTCGCCGGCATCTGTCACGCCCTGCCCTGTCACGCGGGGGATATAGGCCACCGTCCCCAGTGCGGATTTCATTTCCTGCATCTCATTCGCTTTGACGGTGAAATTGTTCTCCGCCAAAACGCGATTGATAAAATCCTGTTCTTTTTTGCCCTCAAGCGTGATTTTGACTTTTTCGTTCATGAGCAGGTTCGCCCAGTCCTCGCAGACCTTTTTCCCCATGCCGAGCGTTGCTCTATTGTGCTTAGTCCACTTGTGGCCGTTATATCTGCGGTACTGGTGGAACCCTTTCACCTTCCCGATGTACCACGATTTCCACAGGTCAACTTGGCTGTAAAACTCTTCCGGGATCGTCGTATAGCCCAGTTCTTTTAGCTTTTGGATAACTGCACTGCTCATGCAATAACTCCCATTCTGCGGCTGACAGGTTCTAACGCATACCTTGTCGCGTCAATCAGGTGGTTGTTCGCGTCTGGATAGCCGCTGATAATGTCGCCGTCTTTGTTTCTTTCGTATTCGTATCCCGCAAACTCATCGTAGGCGTGCGGTGTGCGTCGCCTGTCAATGACGATTGTTCTCCGCTGCAAGAACTTCATGCCATATTCCACAGAGCCAGGGCCTTTGACCGCTTCATACGCAGGTAGCCCCATTGCGCGGAGATCGGCAACGCTCTTCGGCTCGGCGCTGTCGCAGATCGTCCTAATGTTGTTATATCCGCGCTGTTTAATCATGCTTGCGCTCTGCTCGTTGGAAAGCTTATTGAGATAAATCTCGTCAAGTAGATAAATCGTTTCGCGCGCTCGGTCGTAATGCAACCGGATAAAAGCAAAAGGGTCTGGGAACCATCCAAAGTCCACGCCTTGATAGATTTGGTCGAACCTCGCAGCCTCTTCATTGCTAATCTCCCGTAATTCCAGCTTGTCAAAGACATTCCCGCCCGTACCTACCGGAATACCGAGATACTCGTGCTGATACGCACGCTCGTCTGTCTCTTTGAGATGTTCCGCCTCATCAAGAAACTGCTGTCCCAACCATTCAGGCGGGGCTTGCAGATACGTTGACTTGTGGCACAGCCGGTCAGCGCGTTCCTCCAAGCTATCCTTGTTTGCCCAGTTGTCGCGCGAGATCGGCGGGTTATAGCTCTCAAAGTTCCAAAACACCGAGCCGCCGCGCATAGTCGACTGCAAGATAGTTCGTATCTCGGCACGACCGGCAAACTGGTCTTTTTCCTCAAAGTGCGTTACGGCGATATAACCAAACGGGACTTTGATAGACTTGATCTTCATCGGGTCATCAGCACCGCGAAACATGATCTTCTGGCCGGTCGGCTTATAAATCAACTCCATCGGGGAGACTTTTGCCTCCCAATACCGAGCCGCGCCCAACTCGCCAATCGCCCAAATGTACTGCGCATAGACGCTGTCGCGGATGGTATTTGCCACCTTGCGCAGCACCAGCGCGTGACAATTCCGGTTCTGCTTCTGCATCAGAATCAGCGGGACAAGGATAGATACCGTCGAAGACTTTAGCGAACCTCGCCCGCCGCTAAAATCGTAATGCGTGTGCCCGTGTTGAAACACGTCTTTTGCAACGCCATAGAACACCGGCGCGATCTTTTGCGAAAGAAGTATCTTAGACATCGATAACCACCATCACGCCATCGTCATTGTTATCTCCGGTTTTCTCTTGCACCATCGCCCACTTGTCGATCAGCGTCCCCATTGCCGTTGTGATCTGGCTGAGATTTGCCGCCGCCAGCTTTTCGGGGTCGTTGAGCATTTCAAGCCCCTTGCCGATGAACGAACACACAAGATCTTTGTGGTCGTTCATGTACTCCATCACATCGGCGGTGTTCTCTTCCTTTTTTTGTTCGCACTTTTCCACAATGTCGGCATTCGCCCGCACAAGGTTCTTGACCGTCGTTGCGGACACGCCGTTAATTTTCGCTGTGGCGCAATAGTTGTTCGTCTGCACATAATCCGCCAGTATTTTCTTTTTCTGCCGGTCTGTCAGACGCGCAGCCATGTCATCACCTCGTCGCTCTCGCGCGCAAAATGTCGCTCTCTCTCTTTTCTTTTGGGGGATTATAGGGGGTAAGATAATACGGGGGATGCAAGGGGGGAGAAGAAGAGAGGGGGAAACAAGGGGGATTTTCTTTTCTCTCTCTGAGCTATGCGATGTAAACATTTTGCTTGCAATTGCTTGCATTTGCTTTGCTTCTGCTAACATTTCCCGCAAAAATGTTTACATCCCTTGCGTTAATTGCTGTCGTGCTGCGGTCTAATTTCATCCGCCCGTCACAGTTTATTAACGCATGATACGCTTGACAGCGTTGTCAAATTATTTTTGCTACCAGCCCCTGCCCCTTGGCCTTACATAGCAGACTTTACCCGCCCCGAAGGGCTACAACGTGCCGCACTTTCAGGCGGGCGCTATGCCCATTGCCAAAGGCAGCGGCTCTCCTCTTTTGGAGCGGCGAGGCGGTATTGGGCCGCCACACGTCTGCAATGTTGCCTATAGCCATTGCTTTCGCTTCTGCTTCTGCACGCCGCATATGTCCCCGCTGGGACACATCGTTGAGAGGTGCGCGGGGTCCTGTGCCGCATGAGAGGCGCGACCTCTCGGCCCTGTTCGTAGACTGCATCGTGCGTGCGGCATGTTGCGGGGGCGGTGTAAAAAGATGAAAAGCACCGCGCCCCGCTATGGCGCAGGAGGTAAGCGCCATAAATGAGAGAACCGCAAAGGCTTTTACGCCTCTGCGATTCTATTATCTCATAAGCAAATGGCTTTTTAAGGCCAACTTTTAATCATCGAGCAGCCCGTAGTTCCGTGCGACGCACTTGATAAAATCGGTATGCCATCGTCTCGCCGTTCGGTCGGAACAGTTAACCGCCATCGCCGCCCCTTCGAGCGTGTGGGTCTTGTCCCAAAACACAAGGCGGATAAATTTCAAGCGCTCTTCGCCGTCTTGCATTGACTTTGTTTCGCTCACCGCTTTTCGCACAGCATTGTTTTCTAACAAAGCAACTCCATGCAACTCCTGCTCTCGGTCGGGAACATAGCGGCGGATAATGGCTTTTACATAGCCCCACCAGCTGTAACGAGGTTTACTCATGGCGCACCAGCTTTCTCTTCATCCACGCCCACAGGTTGCGCCACGGGTGGGCTTCTGCGTAGTTGGCGCGCTGCTCGGCGTTGTAGCGTCTGTTACGCATTACATTAAGGACCTCTTGCTTAAAAGCGCACTCATCGTTCGCCCGCCCAAGCGCCGCCTCGGTGTCAGCAAGCTTATTTCGCAGCGCATCTGCATCCGCTTTCAGGCTCGCGATCACGTTCTCGCGGGTGATTGCCTCGCCGTTCATCTGGTCGATCTGCTCGGTCAGGGCGACGTTTTTTCGCCGCATCTCCGCCTTTAGGTTCGCATACTCGGCAATTAGATCATTTTTCTCGTCGATGCAGTTTTTCATCTCGGCGATTTCCGCTTCAAGCGCCGTGACTTCCGCCTGCGCGTCCTCCACCATCTTTGCCATCTGGTCTTTGGTGTACTTCTTGATGTTGATGCTCATAATTTGGCTCCTTTCATCCTCAGCTGTTCTTCTCGCCCCGGTCGCTTACAATGCTCACGACCTTGCAGTCGCCGTATAGCTCGATATCCATTGCGATGCGCTCCTTGATGCCCTGCGCGTCAGCTGCGGGGACGTTGGCTTTAATCGTGATCGTCAGCATGTGTCCCCTCCTTCGGTTCGCCGTAGCTGCAAAAATCGTCCGGCGTGATCTCCATATCGCTGATGTCGCAGATCAGGAAACCGTTATCGTTAACCGTTACCGAGATACCTCGGCCCCCGTATCGCTTATAATGCGCATCAGTCTTAAGGGAGCATCTTTTACGCATAGCGCGCCAGACGTTGTATAGTTTTGTTCCTTTCCCACCATGCTTATAGTTGCCATTATGCTCGCCAGACTGACTTGCGCTACCATGCGGCATATTACCCCTCCTTTGTTTTTAAGGCTTTCCCCGCCTCCTCGCGGGTGAGGAAATATGACTTGCCAATATATGGCAAATGTATTAGTGTGAAGGGCATTTCGTAGATTTTCCATCTGCCCTCGTCGTCAATAATAATCTTATCGTCCTCGAAATGGCTTGTCCTCACTTTGCTTATGTGGTAAATCGTATCGCCCACCTTGCACGGCAGCACCACCAGCCGCCCGTCCTTGTCGGCCTCGGCCAGCTCGCGCAGGCGGGCAACGCCCTCCTGCTCCGCATCACGCATTACGATGTACCGTCCTTCCGCGTCTGCTCGCGCAAATTCGGCACAGCGTTCCGGCGTCAGCCTCGTGTCCTCGTAGTCGGCAAGGCGGCTCCACGCCGCTTCTTCCCACTTGCATCCTGCGGAGCAGTTACCTTCGACCATGAAGCACTCAGGACTGTGGAAGTGCGTGCAGCACACGCCGTTCTCTTTCGTTGTGTCGTGGCTTCGCTTTGTCAGTCGTTTCATCACTCCACCTCCTGCATCTTACTAATCACTTTTCGGATCACATCGCCACCGTAAGCGTCTTTTGTCAACTCCAAAAACTCCGTCAGCGTCATCATGCCGTGCTCGAGGTCTACACCGTGATCTCGGGCAAACTGTTTTCTGCCCATGTCACACGAGCCGGTCAATCGGTGATGCCAGTCGTAAAAATACTGTGTCGGATATGCTTTCTCGCGGTCTGTCTCGCGCAGAAACGTGTCGATGCGTTCATCTTCCGGCATATCCTCAAATAGCTTTTCTCGCAACGCCTCCATTGCTTCGCGCAGCGTTTCCCCGTGTGCAAAAACATTGTCCTGCTTGACGATGTAGCACGGCGTGAGCGTCAAATCACCGTTCAGGATTGCCCCGTGCGCGGCGTTTCCGCGCACGGAACGAATCAGTGTGTTCACGCCGTCAATTCGATAGACCGGTTCCCGGTTGAAGCGTTTAATGCCGTCGCCGTAGCCGTAGCCGGAGCCGTAGCCGGAGCCGTCGCCGGAGTTCACTGACAGGAATGTCTTGACCTTATCATCAAGCGTCATCTCTTCCACTCCTTTACGCCGCGAAGCGATACCGATGCGTCATCTGTGCAAGGGATAATCTGGATTGCCCCAAGTACGGTCATTTCCGGAATCGTCACGGTAAAACGGCAGCTGCCCGGTGCTTTTGTGCCGTCCTGCGCCAGCTGCTCCACGGCACACGCGCCGTCCCAGCTCCAAATCTTACAGACCTCGGTCATGGTGACCTCGGAACCGCTTCTCTCTTTGATCTTGCCGAAAAACACGCCTGCGCGGTCACAGCGAACGATGTAGTCCTGATTGTTGTTCATGATGAAATTCCTCCTGATTTTTGTTAAAATTTAAAACTCTCTCTGAGCTTCTTCCCGTTGATATCTGCCTCCGCCGTAAAGTAGCGGTGCGCCTCGTTGATGTAGACGACGCGCCCGTGCGCAGTCGTCTCTTTCGTGGTCACGCTCATAATGCCGTTGCTTCCCTGAAATGCGGCAGGCTTCCAGCTAAATGGTATCTCCGATGTACATGGTTATCCCTCCCCAAATCTCAATTTTGTAACGGCGATGGGAAATTCCTCAATCTCGCTTGCCCATCGTGCCGCGCCCTTGCCGTTGTGCCGCTCAAATACCAGGGGGAACCCGCCGATGCCGTCAAACAAGCTCCCCATCGTAACGGGGCGCAAATACTGCGCGCTGATGCGCTTTGCCAAAAAGTCCCAAAACGGCAGCGCGATCGAGTTGCCGCAGGCCTTATAGCGCGGGCTGTCGCTTAGCTTGCGCAATTTACCCTTGCTGTCGAGCCACTCACCAATGTTGGTCCAACCGTCCGGATAACCTTGCAGCCGCTCGCATTCCATCGGCGTGAGGCGGCGCACAATCATTCCGGTTCGGACAGTGTTTTGCAAATTCAGGCTTTGCCCACCGCTCTCTTTTGCCTGCAGCGTTCCGTTAATCTCGCCGCCCTCGGTGAAATTGCGGCAATCAACACTGCTGGCCACTAAATCGGTGCTGTCCTTGTAGTCTCGCTGCTTACAGCTGCTCGCAACATCGCCCTCGCGATAATCGCCGAAGCCCTGCATTTGATAGCAAACCGTCGGGACCTCGCCGAAGGTGTGCAGCGCAGGACACGGCTTGTCCGGCCCGACGGTGCTGCGGTTATCCGGCGATGTGATCTGCGCGCGGTCAAATACCAAGACAGACGGACATTGATTCAGCCCGCTTGACACCGCGCTAAGCGTCGGCGCGCATTCCTCGGCGTAGCCGATGCCGTTCGCCTTTGCGCCCTGCCCCGCCTTAAAGGCTGCACAGACCACCGGCTGATTGTTCCCGCTCATGCCGGCCGCGGCGGTCAGCGTAGGTGCTCTGTCATCTGCGCGGATCTCTGCGCCGCCCTGCTGCGTCGCCATGCAGATTAAGTCCGCGCCTGCGCAGTCAGCACCCGTTCCAAAGCCTCCGGCAACTTCTTCCCTCGCCGTTCCGCTCTCCGCAAGATGCCTTGACACGCTTTTGCGCTCAAAGAGTATTTCTCCTGCGGTGTCTCCTCCAAAATCTGCGACAACCGAGATACGACGGCGGCGTTGGGGGACTCCCCAGTGTTGCGCGTCATGCACTCGCCAAGCCACGCTCCATCGTCCTCCCACTTCATCGTGGTAGCCCCCCCAGGTGTTCCAGCCTTTTTCAGGCACTTCAATGTCGGGGGCTTTCGGTTCTGCGATGCGGATAATCTCTTCGAGGACTGCCGCGAAGTCTTGCCCTTTGTTGCTTGAGAACGCTCCGGGCACGTTTTCCCAGACCATAAACCGAGGTCTGACCATGTCACCTGTCCGTCCGTTCGCTCTGTCATGTTCTCTCATCTCCTTCACGATGCGTACCTGTTCCATGAACAATCCGCTCCTTGCGCCGGCCAATCCGGCGCGTTTCCCTGCAATGCTCAAATCCTGACACGGTGAGCCGCCCGTGATAACGTCCACGGCTTCGATCTCCGCGCCGTTTATCTTCGTAATATCGCCGAGGTGCTTCATCTTCGTCCCTCGCATTCCCCAAACAGTTCCCGGAACGTCAGTCCCGTCAGGTCTTCCAGCGCCAGCAGCAGCCGCACCGTTGTATCTCTGTCACCGCGCGCCCACGCTGACACCGTAAACTGCGACGTGCCGAGGGATTGCGCCAGTTCTGTCTGGTTATAGTTCGTCTTTTCCAACGCTTCCTTGAGCGCCGGATAGACGCAAAACTCAAACGGCGTTTTCGGCTTCATAATCTTGCTCATGCACGTGCCTCCCCGAAATATTTCTTGTATTCTCGGTTGCTCCAACGTGTCCAAACGCCAACATACCAAGACTTTCCGGTAGGGTTTTTCTGCGATTTCGCGACTGCATGCGATACCGTGGAAAGCGACGTGCCGCATAGACGGGCTAACTCGCTTGGCGAATCTGCCACACATACAGGAATCCCGGCGTGGTCCCAATCGAGTTTCATGTAGATGCGTTTTGAGATCATTCCGCACCGCCCGTCTCTCCGAGTAGCGTCCCGACGGTCACCCCCAGCGCTTCGGCAATGTACTGATACGTCAGCAGGAAACTCATGCACTTGCCGGCCTCAAGGTTTCGGATGCTGTTGCGCGATACGCCCGACTTTTCCGCCAGTTTCTTCACGCCAAGCCCCCGCATGGTTCTCCATTTGCGGATGTTTGCGCCGACTTCCTCCGGCGAAAGCATCCCATTCTTTGAGGGCGGAGATTCCGCCAAAATATCGCTTACGGAAATATTCAGCGCTTCGCTGATCTTGTACAGCGTCGGCAGCTTCGGGTAGTGCTCACCCTTTTCCAGCTTTCCGATATGCCCCTGTCCGCATTCCACCATTTCGCCAAGCCGAAACTGGCTGATGCGGCGCACTTCGCGGATATTCTTGAGCCGTTCGCCCAACTCTTTTTCTGTCAACATCTTTTCTTGCTCCATTTTATTTCAGATTTTTCAGCCGCTTTTGCTTAAAACTTCGCGCCGTGCGGAAGTCGTCTCCCGCTCGATATGCTTCTTTCTGCGCCTTGCGGCTCTCTTCGCATTTGGCTTTGTCTGCCGCGTAGTAAGGGCAATGGCTTTGACATCCCGGATGCCTCACAGGCGGCTTGCAGACGTGGCAATGCTCAAATGCTGTCATCTCACACCTCGCGGATCGTGATGCCGAACTTGTCCTGCATCAGTTTCTTTTTGAGCAGATAGTCTTTCGTTTTCGCGCCCTTCGCGTCCTCGACCTCGCGCAGCCAATACACCGTTCCGTTGCAGTCCGGATCGGTCGCCCGCTCGTAAACAAAATCCGCTCGGTAGACCATCGGCTTGATGCGTTTGCCCTCGATGGTCTTATAGCCCTCCACGAGCGTGAAATTCGCTTGCAGACGCAGGTCGCGGATTTTGCCCATCGCACGCAGCACTTTCAGCTCGCCGAACCGCGCCGCCTCACGCTCGGAATCGAACTTGATTCCATCGCGCACGACCTTGCGGTTGCCGTACTTTCTGCGCTTCTTGACTTCCTGCACGGCCATCTTCGCCATGATCTGAGCTTGAGCATCTTTCCCAAGCCGAGAAATATCAATGCCCATTGCTTCCCTCCAACACCGACTTGACATACCGCAGGCGCTGATTCGCCTTGTCGCGTCTCATGCTATCGCCCTTGAATACCAGCGGCGTGCACATCTCGAGGATGCGGTCATAAATGCGCTGATAGGCCATGTCTTTCGGCCTGCACAGCTCGTCAAGAGTCAAATTCGTGGTGACGATCAGCGGCTTTTTTGCCTTGTAGCGCTCGTCAATGACCGTGTATACCGTTTCCATCGCATACTCACTGCTGCGTTCCGCGCCAAGATCATCGATCACCATCAGCGGGTAATAGTGCACCTGCTCGATGATCTCCTGCTTGTCGTATCCTGCATTGAGGATTCGCGGGAAGCTCGTAATCATCGCCGGAATGCCGCGGTCAATCAGCTCGTTGGCGATGCAAGCCGCCGCGAAGGTCTTGCCGTTGCCGGTGTTTCCCCACAGCAGAAGCCCATTGTTCTCGCGCCGCATATCGTCCCACGCGTCGGCATAGCGCTTGCATTTGACGATCTCGTCACTCATCGTCGCCGTGTCGAACCGGCACGCCGTCAGGCTCTTGTCGCGGATGCCGTCAGCACGCAGCGTTTCGATGCGCAGTCGCTTTTCGCGGTCAGCTCGAGCTTTTTTCTCGGCCTCATACTCTCGCGCCGCACAAGCACACTGACACCCAACAAGGCGGACGTTCCCGCCGATGGGGATACGGCACTGCTTAGGCGTGTTGCAATGGCCGCAGTACAGCAGCCCGTCTTTCTCGTAGTCGACCAGATCACGCACAGGCTCGGCCTTTCTCGCGATGCTGTCGATCAATGCGTCAACGTTCATAGGCTTCCCTCCGTGTTGCCGTAGTCGTAGACAAACGGCTTATTCTGCGGCGCTTTGCCACCCTTGTTCTGCTCATTAGCAAGCCATGTCGTGATGAATCGCTTTATCCCGCCTCGTGTTTTCCGCCTGGTAGGGTTTGCATCGCACCACCCTGCCATATTCCTAAGTTGTTGAGGGACATCGACATTGGGATAAAGCGTCTCCCATTTCGATACGTCGGTAGATAAGACGTCAAAAAAAGAGCCATCATTAAGGATGAGAGAAATAACCGGTGGCGTGCGAGCCGCTTGCGGCTCCGCGCATCCATACTCTTCTTTACTCTTCTCTTCTCTACTCTTCTCTACTTTACTTTGTCTCAAAATGTCAGCATTTTTTGAAAAAATGTTTACATTTTTCGCTTGAATGTCAACATTGGGTAAAATTTGGGCAACATTGACCAGAAGGATGTTATAATCGACTTCGATAGTTTTACGGCGGCTGACTGCCTCGAAGTACCTTTCCTGTATGCCTTTAGAGGTCAATACGTGGTACTTGTCATACTTCTCTTTGTCGAACATCCCTCGTCTGATAGAAGCCTCTATTATTTCGGAAACGACGCTCCCACCCAACCCGACCTTGCGGGCGAACAAAAGCGCAACCTCCTCTGTCCATTCAATGTAGTAACCCGCCTTACCGTAAATCTCTTGCAGCAAGTGAACGACTACACCAAATCCTGTCAAGCCAAATTCTGCTTCTATCAGTTCAAACTTTGCGTTCAATGTGACATCAAGCGGAAAGTAATCGATCCCGCTCTTTGCCATAGACTACTCCCTTAAAACGGCAGCTCGCCGTCGTCCTCGCTGACCTCTGCAAAGCATCCTGCGGCGCTCTCTACGGCGTATTGCGGTGCGGCGGTATCATTACCCTCCGAGCGCCTGTTGTCCGCGAAATACACGCTGTCAGCCTGCACCTCGTAGCTCCTGCGCTTGTTGCCGTTCTTGTCCGTCCAGTCGCGCATCTGCAAGCGCCCCTCGACGCC